TATAACATTAGTAGGTAACGATGGTGGTTCTGAAGTTACTGCTTTAACTTTAGATATGTCTGAAGCAGGTAATGCTTCATTCAATAATGATGTAACAGTAGGACAAGATTTAACAGTTACTAGAAATGCAACGATTACTGGTAACTTAACTGTAAATGGTACGACAACAACTGTCGCTACTACAAACACTACAATTTCAGACAACCTATTAGAATTAAACAGTGGTGCAACATCCAACGCAAACGATTCTGGTATCATTATTGAAAGAGGATCAACAGGCGACAATGCGATTATCGCTTGGGATGAAAGTGCTGATAAATTCACACTTGGTACTACAACAGGCACAGCAGATTCAACTGGTAACATTACGATTACTACAGGTACTTTAGTTGCATCTACTTTTGAAGGTAACTTAACAGGAGATGTTACAGGTAATGCCGACACAGCAACAACTCTTGCAACTGCTAGAAATATTGCAGGACAAAGTTTTGATGGTAGTGCTGATATTACAATCGCATCAACAGATTTATCTAACACGTCAAATATTACTTTAAATGACGCAACACAGACTTTAACAAATAAGACTTTAACAAGTCCAACACTTAATACGCCGACTTTAAATTCTGTAGTATCACTACACATGCAAGGTTCAGATATCTCATTTGAAGGATCTACAGATGATGCGGCCGAAACAACTTTAACAGTAACAGACCCAACTGCGGATAGAACAATTACGTTACCTAACGCAACTGGTCACGTTGCTGTGTTCGCAACTGCAGCTACAGCCGCAATTACAGACGGTTCAGCAGGACAGTTCTTAAAAACTGACGGAAGTGGTGCATTATCTTTCGCTACAGTTTCAACAGACAAATTGAATGAATCGACTTTGACTATTGCACCAGCATCTACAGGCGATTACGACTTGGCAGAGGATTCTAATCAAAATGGAACAGACGAAAGTCCATTTGAGGCATCAGCAGACGACCAAGACGCATTTGGAATAACAATAACAGGAAATACGTATAGTTTTATGGACCCGGCAAATCAGATAAACACAACTGATTTAGGAGCCCTCAGCTAATGCTAAACTATTATAAATAAGTATAGGAGAAAATGAATGCCAACAGCGTTACAATTTAGAAGAGGAACCACAGCACAGAATAACTCTTTTACGGGTGCATTAGGTGAGATATCTATTGATACTCAACTGGATACAATTCGTGTACATGACGGTTCAACTGCAGGTGGTTTTGAACTAGTTCAAAAAGCTGCGACACAAACTTTAACAAACAAAACACTAGCACTAGGAAGCAACACTGTTTCTGGTACAACTGCTCAGTTCAACACAGCTTTATCTGATGGATCTTTTGCGACATTAGCTGGTTCTGAGACATTGACTAACAAAACAATCAACGCTTCAAACAATACTTTAAGTAATATTGCAAACAGTGCTTTATCTAATTCTTCAATTACAGTTACAGATGGATCAAATTCAACTGCAACTGCTTTAGGTGGTACAATCACATTTACTGCTGGTGAAGGTATGGACGTTACAGAATCTTCTGGAACAGTTACTTTTGCTGGTGAAGACGCTACAGATTCAAACAAAGGTATCGCATCTTTTGTATCTGCTGACTTCAGTGTATCATCAGGCGCTGTATCATTAAGTGATGCTGCGGTAAAAGCTGTCGCTGTGATTCTGGTTCAGCAACTCCAAGTGGACATTCATTTACAATCGCTGGTACTTCAAACGAAATCGAAACATCAGCTACTGGTTCTACAGTAACAGTTGGTCTACCTGATAACGTTACAATTGGTGGTAACTTAACTATCTCTGGTAACTTTACAGTTAACGGAACTACTTCAACTGTAGCAACAACTAATACAACAGTTTCAGACAACTTAATGGAATTAAACTCAGGCGCATCTTCAAATGCGAATGACGCTGGTATTCTAATCGAAAGAGGTTCTACTGGTGACAATGCTATTATGGCATGGGATGAATCAGCTGACAAATTTGTAGTTGGTACTACAACTGCTACAAACACATCAACTGGTAACTTAACAATCACTACAGGAACATTACTTGCAAATATCGAAGGTGACATTACTGCAACTAACGTATTAGGTACAAACTTTAAAGCAAACGATGGAACAGCTTCTTTCGCAATAGCAAACTCATCTGGTAACGTAACATTTTCTGGTGTTGTTACTGGTCCAAGTACTGCTACATTAGTTGTAAAAGACAGTTCTGGTTCCGCTCTGACTACTATAAGAGGGGTTTAACATCTTATAAATAGTCTAAAAGGACGTTTATAATGGCAAACCCAACGACTAGAGAAACACTAAAACAATACGCTTTACGAGCTCTCGGCAAACCTGTAATCGAAATTAACGTTGAAGACGATCAATTAGAAGACAGAATAGACGAAGCTTTACAATTTTTCGCACAATATCATTACGATGGTGTGGAAAGAATGTATCTCAAATATGAGATCACCGAAGCTGACATCACAAGAGCAAGAGGAAACACATCAACTGTAGTTACTGATACTGCTGACAGCACAGTAAGTGCAACATGGAAAGAAGGTAATAACTTCATTCCTGTACCTGATAGTATTGTTTCTATCATTGAAGTTTTCCCATTTACAGACAAATCAAATCTAAACTTATTTGATGTAAGATATCAATTAAGATTAAACGACCTTTATGATTTTTCATCAACAAGTGTTCTTCATTACGATATGACAATGAGACACTTAGACTTTTTAGACAGCATACTTGTAGGTGAAAAACCAATCAGATTTAATCAGCATAAAAACAGATTATACATCGACATGGATTGGGAAAATGATGTATCTGCTGGTGAATATATTTTAATTAAGTGTTGGAGAAAATTAGATCCATCAACTTATACAGATATCTTCAACGATATACTTGTAAAAAAATATGTTACACAATTATTCAAAAGACAATGGGGTGCTAACTTAATTAAATTTAATCAAGTTCAAATGTTAGGTGGAACGACTTTAAATGGTGAAGTTATATTCCAACAAGCGCAAGAAGAAATAAACAAGATCGAAGAAGAAATTAGATCCTCATTTGAAACGCCAATTGACTACATGGTAGGGTAGTTAAATGCCTGTCAAAAATTTATATTTCAGTCACGGTACAAGATCAGAGAAGTTTTTATATGAAGACTTAATGATTGAACAACTAAAAGTGTTTGGTCAGGAAGTTATATATTTACCTAGAGAGATTGTATCTAAAGATGAAGTATTAGGTGATGCAATTTCATCTAAATTTGAATCAGCATATACGATTGAAATGTATGTAGACAATGTATCAGGTTTTGAAGGCGACCAAGATCAATTAACAAAATTTGGTTTAGAAGTTAGAGACGATGTAACATTGATCGTTTCTAAAAGACGTTTTGATACGTTAGTTGATCAAAAATCAAATGTATTAAATATTGACAGACCTAAAGAAGGTGATGCAATTTATATGCCTCTCTTTAAGAAATTGTTTCAAATTGAATTTGTTGAAGACGAAGATCCATTCTATCAGATTGCTGACATACCACTATACAAATTACGTTGTACTACTTTCGAATACAACCAAGAAGAATTTAATACAGATGTTACAGATGTTGATGCTGTTGAAACAGCACGTTCACTAGACGTATTACAATATCAATTCTCTTTAGAGGTTGGTACAGGAACAACTGGTTCAATAGTGTTAGAATCACCATCACTAGCAATGTTAACGTTAGATGGTACAGATGAAAATGGTTCAAACGCAGGTGATAGTTTAGTATTAGATAGAACAGTTGCTGGTACAGATACCGATGCTGGCGATGATATTTTACTTGAAGATGATCTTGGTGATATCATGTATCTATTACAAGAGGATAATGTTATCACTGACAACAATGATCTAAAAGCACAAAACAAAACATTCGCTGATGAAGCAGAAAATGAGTTTACTACAGAGCCAGATATCTTTGACTTTACAGAAGCTAATCCGTTCGGTGACCCTAAAAAATAGATATATAAATAGAACTAGGAGATTAAAATATGTTAACAGATAATTTTTACCACGAAATTGTTCGAAAAACAGTTGTTGCTTTTGGCTCACTGTTTAACAATTTATATGTTGTTCGAAAAGACAGCAAAGGTAAAGTGTTGCAAAGAATGAAGGTGCCATTAGCATATGGACCTAAACAAAAGTTTCTAGCAAGAATAGATGAAGATCCAACTAGATCAGCAAACTCACCTAGAAAAACTGCGATCACATTACCAAGATTAGGTTTTGAAATGGTTGGTTTGACTTATGATTCAACTCGTAAATTAAACCGAGTTACAAAATTTAAAAAGACACGAGGTGGTGATGACAAAAATATGTTGTCACAATATCAACCTGTGCCTTACAATATTAATTTTACTTTGTATGCAATGGCAAAAAATTCAGATGATGCCTTACAAATTGTAGAACAAATATTACCTTACTTTCAACCAGACTATACTGTCACATTAAATTTAAGACCAACAATGGACATCGTAAGAGATGTACCAATTATCTTAAATGATGTAACATATGAAGATAGTTACGAAGGTGATTTTTCAAGTAGACGTGTATTAATGTATACTTTAAATTTCACAACAAAGAATTATCTATATGGTCCTGTGACTTCACAGAAAGTTATCAAATCTGTTCAAGTTGATCAGTATTCTGATATGCCAGTGAACACACCTAAGAGAGAACAAAGATATACAGTTACACCTGATCCAGTAGATGCAGACGGTGATGATAACTTTGGATTCAATGAGACAACATCTTTCTTCCAGGATGCAAAAGATTATAATCCTGCGACTGGTTCTGATGAGTAATAATATATTATGTCAAAAACTGATGATAAAATAAATGAAGTATTAGATATTGCTGACTTACCAGCGAAGATGGACCATGGTTCAAACAGTCCAAAGATTCCAAGACCAAAGAATGACCATGAGATAGACAGCGATTACAAATACAGTAGAGAAAATCTTTACAATCTTGTTGAACGAGGACAAGATGCCATTGACGGCATATTAGATTTAGCACGAGAGGGCGAACATCCAAGGGCTTACGAAGTTGCAGGTCAACTAATTAAAAACGTGGGTGATGTAACTGATAAGTTATTACAGTTACAAGAGAAAATGAAAAAACTAAAAGAGGTTCCAGACAAGGCACCAAAGAATGTTACGAATGCTTTGTTTGTAGGTTCTACTACTGAACTGAATAAACTTCTTAAAGGGAAACCGTTGAAAAAAGATGAGTAAAGAGATTTACCTAGGTAATCCTAATCTCAAAAAAGCAAACACACAATCTGAATTTACAAAAGAACGGATTGAAGAGCTTAAGAGATGCATGGATAATCCTGTCTATTTTATTGAGAACTATATCAAAATCGTCACACTCGATAAAGGTTTAGTTCCATTTAAGATGTACCAATTTCAAAAAGAAATGGTAAGTACATTTCATAATGACAGATTTACAATATGTAAATTACCTAGACAGTCAGGTAAATCTACAACGATTGTTTCTTATCTATTACATTATGTTATTTTTAACGACAACGTAAACGTAGCAATTCTTGCCAACAAATCATCTACTGCTAGAGATATCTTAGGTAGATTACAACTTGCATATGAAAACTTACCAAAGTGGATGCAACAAGGTGTAATCAATTGGAACAAAGGTTCTTTAGAATTAGAAAACAATAGTAAGATCATTGCAGCTTCAACATCGTCAAGTGCGATTAGAGGTGGTTCATTTAACATCATCTTCCTTGACGAGTTTGCGTTCGTACCAAATAATATTGCTGAACAATTCTTTAGCTCAGTTTATCCTACAATTTCTTCTGGTCAATCTTCAAAAGTAATGATCGTATCTACACCACATGGTATGAATATGTTCTACAAACTTTGGAATGATTCCGTAAATGGTAATAACAGTTTTTCTAATATTGAAGTACATTGGAGTGAAGTGCCAGGTAGAGATGAAAAATGGAAAGAGGAAACAATTAAGAACACAAGTGAAACTCAGTTTAGAACAGAGTTTGAATGTGAGTTCTTAGGTTCTATCGATACGCTTATCAGTGCATCTAAATTAAGAGTTTTATCACATAACCCACCTTTAAAACAAAACAAAGGTTTAGATGTTTTTGAAGAAGTAAAAGATAATCATCATTACGTGGTTACAGTTGACGTGGCTCGTGGCGATCTCAATGACTATTCAGCATTTGTTGTTTTTGATACAACACAAATGCCGTATACGATTGTTGCAAAATATAAAAACAATGAAGTCAAACCTTTAGTGTTTCCTAATATCATTAATGAGGTTGCAAAGAATTATAATCATGCAGAAATATTAGTTGAGGTAAATGATATTGGTGGACAAGTTGCTGATACATTACAATTTGATTTAGAATATGATAATCTCATTATGGTTTCTCAACGTGGACGTGCAGGACAAATCGCAGGTTCAGGTTTCTCTGGTTCAGGTTCACAAATGGGTGTTCGTACAACCAAAGCTGTAAAGAAAGTTGCATGTTCTAATTTAAAACAAATGATTGAAACAGACAAGTTACTTGTAAATGATTTCGATATTATATCAGAATTATCAACATATATTCTAAAAGGTAAGTCTAAGTATGAAGCAGACG